TATCCCTTCAGCTCCACTTGTTCCCGTTGCTTCGTATCTTCTATTCAATGTCATAAACATTTCTTTATTAGTTTCCGCAAAGTTCCCTCTCGTTTGATTTACTGCTGTCATATAGTTTAACCAAGCAGGCACTTTTCCTACACTTTTATAGTTTACTTTATCCCCGTTCACCGTATCTATTTCCGTATCAAACCACGCCATTTCATCTGTTATCAAATCCTGGAACCCTATTTGGTCTAAATCAGGCTTGTGCAAATCATCCAACGTCTTTAAATTCAAATCCCACTTATTCCCTTGACTATAATCTACTCTAGGCGTAATACTTACTAACCCCATTACATAACATGGTTCATGGCATTTCACTACCATTTTTCCTCCTTTATGTTTTCCCGTTAATTTTCCTCTTCCTGCTAATGTTCCTAATGGGTGCTCATTATTACTTGTTTCACTTTCTGCAGTACTAATTACTTCTTCAAATGCTAATTCTTTTATTAAACTTCCGTGATATACAGGCGTTTCTGTTTTTCTTACACTTTCATGACTATATACTGCATTTATCCAATCGTTATAACTTCCACCACTCATGTTTATTCTGTTCAGCATTTTATATACTTTATTTGCTAAACTTAATGCATCTATTGTAAAACTTCCACCACTTGTATCAACTGCTGTAACTTCACTAACTCCTCCTGTTCCATCAATCCATTCTGTATCAATCCAATTATTAAACTTATCACTCTGGTACGTCTTTACTGCTAAACCTTCTTGTGTTCCTAGCTTACAATACACCCCATTTTCTTCTTTTAAGCTCAATCCGTATGGTGCTCTTGTACTACTTGTTATTACTGTTGGGCTTGTTTGTCTTACATCACTTAGTAAGTCCATTGTCATTTCGTCAATATTCGCTAACGGAAATTCTACTAATTCTGTTACATCATTTCTATGCGTTATTGTACTTCCGAAACTATTTGTATGCACATCAAAGTATGTGTCTTCTATTAAATCTCCTTCATTTAATCCTGTAAAATTATAAAAACTAATAACTCTATTATTGTTCTCATCTGTATAATAAGTATAATCATTAAATAGATCCCTAATAAACACATCTATTACAGTATCGCTACCTGCTTTATATTTTACTTTTGCTACTTCCGGATTTATATCTCCTACTCTTGTTTCGTTATCATAGCTTATATCTAGATTTACTACTTCTCCTGCATTTACTGTAACTCCACCATTTAATACAATATTATTTATTTTTTGACTCCAATTTCCCGCTGTTATTGTTGTTGGCTCATTCGTTGTATGTACTACATATGCATTTTCTTCCTGCTTATTTGCATAGTAATTTTTAAATATGCTCCAATATCCTAAATACGGTACTGCGTTAAATTTTCTTGTTATATCTCCCGCTAATTCATTTTTAGTTCTACCTATCCCTCTAATACCTAAGTAACTTAATATACAACTTGGGTTTATCTGGCTATTATCATCGAATATATCTGTAGGTTTATAATCATGTTCTACTTCTAATTGAGGTAAATGAACTGTATTCATTTCTCTTCCCAATTCCAATTTATTCATATGTAATTTCGCATTGAATAACCTTACGGGTACTTCAAATACATCTAACTGTACTTTATAACTTCCGAATAATGGTCCTACTGTCGGTAATGTTTTTACATCTGCATTTAATTCAATATCGAATGTATCCCCGGGTAACCCTACCTCACTCATAAACGGTACTAATGTACCTGCACTCATACTACTACGCCATAAATAACTTAAGTTATGCGTACTTCTTTCGAACGTTTTTGTTATATACTTGTTCTTTTTTCCACTTCCTAGACGTTCTCCGCCTAATTTTACACTACTGCTCATCTTTTATTTCATTTATTTGATTAATTAATACTAATACTTGTACTATTCGATTCCATGTAATTTCTTTTAAATCTTCTTTACATTCCTCTACTGTTTTAAATTCTTCAGTTAGCCTATATTTTCCCATTGTTCCAACCCATCCATTTTCATCGTTTCCAATAACC